ATGTTAACCTTCATGCGTTGCTATCGAGCACTTACCCTTAGACACCATCATAAAGTGTCGTGTTTTGTGTAATGCACCAACAATGCAAACACCAGCGGGTATGCGTAATTCCCTTGCGTATATCCCATCCGAGAAGTGATGAAACGTCTTTGTCTCGGCCTGCTCTTGAGTTAACATCAACTCTTGCAGCTTGAAGATATTGTTTTGCAAGGCTAGATTCACGATGATTCAACCTCGTATTCAATCGCCTGGATATGGAAAGGCGTTGGGTCTGGTACACTTATGGTCGGCATCACATCACGATTCCAACCGTTAATATCATACACGTCATCAATAATACCACTTAATGCCGTTGGCGCAGAATCTAAGGGCGTAGTTGGCACTGAGCCGAACGTTCTAATCGGAACAGGGTTGCCGTCCACATAAACGCCATATGTCTCATACACGCGCATATTAACTCTCACGATGCGCTTTAATCTCATCGCATTCTGACCTGAGCCAATAGACGTGTTGATCGGCATCGGTACAATTTCTGGTACGAAGTTAATCCCTAACTCAATCTCACTGTACCCAATCTCGTTAGCCTCTAAAGTGATCTGACCACTGGCTACAGTCTTGGGCGTTAAGACAATGCCATCACCTACAATCTGTACTGTCTGACCTTCTAAATGGTCTAGTCCAGTGATAACCGTTTGAGTTGGTGTTGGGTTAACCTTGACCGATGAATCCATCAGGTAGTCAAAATCCCATACCTCGATAAAGCGATCAAGATTACCAAATCGTTTGGTCACTATGAATAGCTTGTCATCCACTACGGTAACAGACTCAACATTGCCGTCAGTCGTCCACTCAGTAAAGCCGTTGATATCCTGTGCTCTTAGAGTATTCAGTACAGCAACAGTGCCATCAGTGTTAACAATGAACAGCCAATTGGAATCCTCGCTCTGAGTACCCGCAAGCATTGCCATGTCGACAGGCTGTTTAATCAATTGAGACGATAGAACGGACTTATCTTGCGTTGTATAGGCATCTTCATTGAAAGAGTACAGGTAGTCTCTCAATGTCTTGCCGTTTCTATCGACAAACATAGTCGCGCCGTCTACTTCTTCAACCTGAATGTATGACGCACCATGTGACGTTTGTGGCGCAATGTTAATGTTAGATGGCGTGATAGGCTGGCTGGTTACTGCAAACTCAGCACCAGACGTAAAGATTTGCAGGTTACGGCCTGGGAATACGTCAACAATCTCATTTAACTTACGCGATGAGATAGTCGCAAAGATTGCCTCATCGTCATCACCGTCATCAATGTCGAAGTCAAAGAATGAGCCAGACTTACTGCCGAATAAACTTTGTGTCTTAGACTTAGTACCACCAATGAATAGGCGGTTCTCAAAGAAGCAGCCCATTTTGGGGTAGCCCCTAGTTGAACTCCACACATCTTCTTTTCTAGGCGATCCATTAGCGGTCTTAGCAAAGGCAATCGTCTTACTCGCTGTACCGCTTGTAGCGAAGCCTGAGAACAATTCGAAGTCTTTGGCCGACTCACCGCCTATCGTAATGTCGAAAACGCCAGCAGAGACGTATGAGACGCTTACACCAGTATCGCCGACAACAGGCATGTCTTGGATGTTCTTCTGGATATTGAATACAGTCGAATCACGTTGATCGGCAGTGGCATCGCCAGCGTAGGTAATGTTCTTAGACAACACTCCTTCAATGTCTAGCTGGAAGGTGTCACCAGCAACCCATCCGCCAGATCCGCCCAATGTCATTCTCTGTACGTCAGCGACAGGAGTAGGACTAAGATCATCGTTATAGTCGTATTGTGGGATATTAGTCCAAGGTATCTCATCTAAGAACCAATTGGTATCAGTGCCCAAGTTGATTAATCGCTGTGACGGCCTATCCTCATGAAAGAGCAACATCACGTTTTCAACCTGGGTATCACGAACATCAGACACTTCAGCAGACAAAAATGGCACCTCAATATTGGCTACCATCGTACCGCTGTAATTAAAGATTCGGATATTGCGATCAGTCAGAGCCAATAGGTAATGGCGGTCAGCCTCTACACTAAAGTCTAATAGCTTCACGCTCGACCGAGTAGCAGTCTCGATACGTACAACAAAGCCAGACATCGTAACCGTAGCAGTGCCTAGATCAGTCGTACCCACACGGACTACACGCCAATACCTATGCACTCCACTAGCAGAGAATCTAAAGTTTTGTGCATTACTACCAATTAAGGGAATGTCAGCAACCTTCGTCCATGCCGAGGCATCGTCTGAATACTCAACGTCAAACTCGCTAGACGTACCCGAACTTAACAGAATCCCACGAACATCAATGAATACAGCAGCATTAGCAGGGCTGGCACCTAGATCATACTGAGCTACCACGTAGTTATTCGTAGTGCTAACGCCCGTAGTAGTTGCAGATACCGTAGCGTCATCAAAGTCGATTAAGTTAGCGCCTGTACCACCGTTGGGTGTAGTTGGTGTAGTAGCGTAATACCCTAGAACCCTTAAGGCAGTGTCAATGTACTCAGTACCTGCCCTACGCTTCATGCCGCCTTGTGGCACAATTACCACATTTTTAGCGGTTTCTACGCCTTGGTAGTACTGCTGTAAGTCAATGCGGCCTTTCAGTAGTGGGGATAATGCGCCACTAACGAAGGTGCTTTGAATGAATCGTGACTTAGCCATTACATTTCCACAAAGGTTAGATTCATAGAGTAAATATCAACGACCAAAGACGTAGTGCCGTCACCCTTCATCATTACCTTAAACTCATCGCCTGTACTAATTGAAAATATCCCATTAGACGAAGACGTTCTGCGCTTGTTTGCATTGGGGTAAGAAGCAACCACCTGCTGTGGACTGATAACATCGTTAATAGACAAGGCAATAGTCACGTCAGCAGTCTTCTGCGAACTCATATCAACCGAACCGTTGAATAGGAATGTACCGCCAACACCAGTATAAACAAGGGTATTACCGTCTAGCTCAAAGTCTCGCTCTAAGCCCAAGGCCATATTGGGTACTTCGGTATAAGTCACGCCATCATCATTCAAAGCTAAAACTGTTTCAGTGCCTAGATAATAGTGGGCATACTCTCGGTCTAAGAATGACGTTTTAACCACCGTCACGCTGTTCTTAGATACCGCTGTAACCTTACAGGTGTAAACCTCAGTCGAGTTGTTAACAATGATTAGGTCTTTAACTTGGAGCTTTGTATAAGCCTGGTTGAAGTAACCAGCACCAAGAACAATGGTGCGGTCTTCAGTAGTCTCATACGTGTAGATTCTCGGTGCGGGTGAGCTACCGCCTACGTGTGAAAAGCTCTCGTTATCAAACATTAGAACCTCACATTAACAAAGGGGTTGGACGCTACGGGCACCATTGGGTATTGTTGGGAATCAGTATATCGAGCCATTCGAGACTGGTTGACGTACTCAGCCGACATTGTTTGCCGAGCAGAATCACTATCACGAATAGAACTTGCGAAGTCTCTAGCCAAGGCATACTCAATCATTTTAGAGAAGTATACGGGCCACTCAGACTCAGGCACATTGTAAATGTAATCAGCATACAGCGCGTCTTTCGTATCGGTGTAAACCTTATCGCCGTATAAAGCGTAGTTTGTAGACGGGTAGACTTTAATCAAGAACAGTAGATCAGTGGGCAGCTGATAAATGCTTTTCCACTCATTATCTACGGGTACATCGGTAGTTAAAGACAGCTGTGCTTTCTTCTTAGCAAAGCCCCACCGATGTTTGGTCAATTCATTCTGCACGATGTTGTCGTACAGGTTAGATGCTACTTGCTGTGCGCGAGTACCACCAGTAAGGGAGTTGATAGGGGTATCCCCAATTAGGATTAATGCATTACTAATTAGGTCTATCTTGCTAGCCATAACTCACCTTTGAAATAGATTGCCCCCCGAAGGGGGCGAGTAACTCTTAGTCAGAGTCAGTAGCAGTAACTACCAAACCGTCTGTAACGTCAATGCTAGTACCATTGTTAGCGTTGCAGTAGTTGATAGTGATTACTGGAGTACCACCAGTCGAGCTAGTAACAAAGATAATGTCGTTTAACTTGATCTCGTTAATAGCAGGTAGGAAGTAGTCAGCAGTGTTTACAGTAGCTACCGTATCAGCAGTTTTGTAAACCCATACTGCACCAGCATCGCTGTTTGAACTGCCAAGACGAGCTAAACCAGAACGTGAAAATGCCATGATCTATTCTCCTTATGCAGTTTTGTCGTATTGAACTTTAACCAGACCGCCTTCGTCACGGACGACAGCGCCAGC